AGAACAACCAGCAGATTCAGAATTACATAATGTAAAAATGCTTGTTTCTAATTTAGAAAAAGCAGATAAGATTACAAATGATAATCTTGATAGATTAAAAAAAGCTGGTGATAGACTTGCATATTTAAAAGAAAAGATGTATTATCCACAAGAAGTAGATGATATATTCTTAAATGAAGACACTAATATATTTGATATAGAAGCAGCTAAACGTCAGAAAGCTAGACTGTTATCACAAGAAAGAACAGGAATTCCTGTTGTTTTATATGATGATGGACAAGGAGTGAAACATGAGTTTACAGATAAGCGTCCTATATCAAACTTTCCATTAAAGAACAGTGATCAAAAAGATGCTCCTGTAATTGTATATGAGTTTCCAATTGATACACCTCCTTATGGTTTATATGTTGCAGGAGTTGACCCTTATAGACAGGGCAAGTCTGCATATAGCTCATCGTTAGGATCTGTTTATATTTATAAACGAATGCATGCCATTGCAGGAGAGAAATACCAAGATATGTTTGTTGCTAGTTATTGTGCTAGACCTGACAAGAAAGAAACATGGGAAGAACAGGCAAGGTTATTGATTAAGTATTACAATGCTAGAACATTATGTGAAAATGACGAAATCTCTTTTATAGATTATATGATCTCTAAAGGAGATGCACATTATTTAGAAAGACAACCAGATTGGTTAAAAGAAATAGTTCCAAACACCACAGTGAGAAGGGATTATGGAATACATAGATCTGCTGAGAAAATACGAGACTTTCTACATGGATGTTTGAAGACATATACAGAAGAAGTTATACATGTAGAAAAAGATGCTGATGGTAATGTCACTTCTGAAACTAAAGGAATGTCAAAGATATTTGATCCTGTCCTATTAGAAGAAATGATACAATATAATGAAACAGGTAACTTTGATAGAATCATTGCTGCAGAATTAGCTGTATCTTTGGCAATGAAATTAAATCCTATAATGGGAAGAACAGGTGGAGTTGAAGATGCAAGAGTAACATCGCTCTATTCTAAAAAGAAAAAAAATTCACTATTCTCTGAATCAAAGGGAATGTTTAATAGTAACAAACATAAAATGTTTAGATAAAATGGCAATAATTAGATATACAAAAGACGCTACAATTAGATATGCGTACTTAAACATATTCCCTGATCAGTTTAAAACTGAAAAGGAAAAAGAAGATGAAAGTTGGATTAAGAATACAATGGACTACTTCTCCAACAAAGCATATGCTGAATATGTAAAGAACAGAGATACATTTGTTAAGAACTACGATCTAATGAAAGGTATTCTTCGTATGGAAGATTTTTATCAAGAGCCTGATGTTAAGAGCTTTACAGAAATGTTACAAGCAGATCTTGAACTTCCTACATATGTAAAGCACTATTCTATTGTCACCACTCCTGTTAATGAATTGGTAGGAGAGATATCTAAACGTCCTGATACATTTAGAGTGAAAGCTTTTGATGATGACAGTCAGGCAGAAGAATTGCAATTTAAAACAGAAACGCTTCAAAACTTTATTATAGCTAGAGCAAAACAAAAAATTCTTGAGAAAGCTGCAATTGCAGGACAAGAGCCTCCAGAGCCAGAAGAATTAGAACAAATGACAATTGATCAAATGAAAGATCAATTAGATTCATATACATCACAAGCTGAGAAATGGGCTAACCATGTTCTTACATGTCAAAAAGCTGAGTTTAACTTAAAAGAAAAATCAGAAGATGCCTTTAGAGATATGCTAATATCTGCTAGAGAATTTTATCATATATATGAAGACAACTCTAAAACTGGATTTAACATCGAAGTTGCAAATCCAAAAAACACTTGGTTTCTTACTACTCCTGATAGAAAGTGGATATCAGATCCCACTGGTAGAGCTCAAGGAGCCTATGCTGCTGGCACAGTACAAGTTATGGAGCTATCAGAGATCATTGAAAGCATACCAGATCTTACGAAAGAGGAGATTGACCACTTACGCTCGTCACTCCAAGACTATGGACTAATCAATGTACGTGAATCTAATTTAGGTAATCCTAATGCACCTGAGGGTATTGACTCTGTACAATATGATACATTTGATCCTCTTGTTCTTCAGACACGTATGATGATTGAGTCAGAAATGAAAGAGAATAATGATGGACTTAAAGACTTCTTAGGACTAACGAACAATGTAAGCTCGTTTGGTTATAAATATGTTGTGGTTAGAAGCTATTGGATTTCTAAAAAGAAAATAGGTAAACTTATATATTTAGATGAATTAGGTAACGAGCAATCAATACTTGTTGATGAGAATTACAAATCAGGAACTATACCTACACAACAATCGTTAGAATGGGGATGGATTAATCAATGGTATCAAGGAACAAAAATAGGTCCAGATATATATCACATCAAGCCATTCAAGTTATTGAATTATTGTCCAATAATAGGCACGACTTTTGAAGTGAAAAATACAGAAGCTAGAAGTCTAGTGGATCTTATGAAACCTTTCCAGGTTATATATAATGTATGTATGAACCAGTTATATAAACTTCTAGAAAAAGAAGTTGGTAAGGTTCAACTTATGTCATTAAGACATATTCCTATTCCTAAAGATGGAGATGCACAAGATGCTCTTGATATATGGGAAATGGAAGCACGTAACAGAGGTGTTGTATTTATTGATGACAGCCCAGAGAACTTAAAAGCTCCTAGTTCATTCAATCAATTTACAGCTCTCGATCTTACACGTACGCAGGAGATACAATCTAGATATAATTTAGCTCAACAAATAAAATCTGAATGTTGGGAACTTGTAGGTATGTCAAGACAACGTATGGGATCTATATCAGCATCTGAAAGTGCGACAGGAACTAATACAGCAATGCAACAATCATATTCTCAAACAGAACCATTGTTTATTGCACACGAATATGTAATGGGACAACTATATCAAGGTATTATAGATGCTGCATTATATATAGCAAGTTCAAAACCACAAAGTACATTATCATATATTACATCAGAGGGGTTATCTGCATTTGTACAAGTGAATGGAGATGATTTAAAATTTAGAGATCTTAAAGTGTTCCCTACTAACAGACCAGAAGACAAACAAATGTTTGATGAGCTTAGACAACTTGCACAACCTCTTATGCAAAATGGTGGTTCATTATATGATGTAATAGAACTATATAGTACTAAGTCTATGAGAGAAATGAAGAAAACATTCAAAGATCTTAGAGACAAACAAGATGCTATGCAACAACAAGCTCAGCAACTTGAACAACAAAAACTTCAACAGCAACAACAACAAGCTCAAGCTCAAATGCAACAAGTTATTCAAATGAAAGAAGCTGATCAAGCTCACGATGATTATCAAAAACAACTTGATAGACTATCTAAAGAGAAGATTGCTATTATACAAGCTACAGGATTTGGTAATGTAGAATCAGAAGATGTTAATTCTAATACTATTCCTGATGTACTAGAAATGAGTAAACTTACACATGAGCAAGATAAAGCTACAAAAGACTATGGATTAAAAATGGCTGACTTACAATCAAAAACTAAACAAGCTGCTGACAAGATGTCTATAGAAAAAGAGAAATTACAAGTGGCCAGAGAAAACATGGCAAATGACTTAGCAGTGGCAAAAGAAAATGCAAAAGGCAGAAATAAGTCAAAATAATAAATAATTATAAGGGTTAAAAATATTAATGCTATATTATGGAAAAAAATCAACATAATTACTGAATTAATGTTTGATAATTAATATAACTGTTTTAGTTTTACATAGAATATAAACCAATTTTTAAATACAACTACATTATGGCTGATACGACAGATAATATATCTATGGGTAACTTTAGTATTGAGAATACTATGGAAATGGGTATGGGTAATCAAGAATTGCTAAACGATTTGTTTGAACCAGAAACTGCTTCTAGTAATCCTGAAGACGTTACTGCAATTATTAAAGAAGCTGATCCACCTGCTGCACCAGTTGCACCAGAGAAACCAAAAGGTAAAACAATAACACCTATTGACGATAATGCTGATGATAATGAAAAAAATCAAGCATCTATTGCTAACTTTTTAGGTGACGATGACGATGATGATGAAGAAGAAACTAAAACTGTTTCAACTAAAACAGAATCAAAGGCAGAAACTAATGACGATGATGATGATTCATCAAATGTTACACAATTTACAGCTTTAGCAAATGATTTGTTTAAGCTTGGAGTTTTTAACGAAGACGAGGATGATGAACCAATAACTACACCTGAACAATTCCTTCAAAAATTTGAAACAGAAAAGAAAAAGGGTGCTTCAGAAATAGTTCAAAACTTTATAGGACAATTTGGAGAAGATTATCAAAATGCATTTGAAGCCATATTTGTAAAAGGAGCTGATCCTAAAGAGTATTTTGGTGCATACAATAATGTGGTTGGTTTTGCAGAAATGGATCTTTCTCAAGAGAATAACCAAATTGCAATAATGAAACAAGCTTTAGCTGATCAAGGATTTGATGCTGAAGATATAGATACAGAAGTTGAAAGACTTCAAAATTATGGTGATCTTGAAAGCGTAGCTGCAAAACATCATAAAGTGCTAGTTAAAAAAGAAGCTCAGAAGCTTAATCAAATAGAAGCAAAGGCTGAAAGAGAATTACAACAAAAGCAAGCTGTTAGAAATCAGTATATAAATAATGTTCAAGCTATACTTGAAGATAGATTGAAAGCTAAAGAATTTGATGGTATTCCATTAAATCCAAAATTAGTAAATGAATTACAAGATTTCCTATTAGTAGATAAATGGAAAACACCATCTGGAGAAACACTTTCAGATTTTGATAGAACTATATTAGATTTAAAAAGACCAGAGAATCATGCCATGAAAGTTAAAGTGGGATTGATTCTTAAAATCTTAGAAAAAGATCCAACACTATCTACTATACAAAAAAGTGGTGTATCTAAAAAAACAGATCAATTATTTGGAGAAGTTGCAAGACAAGTTACAAAAGCTAAATCGCCAACATCTGCTCCAGCAAATAAAAATTCGTGGTTTCAATAAACAAATAAATAATTAATTAATAACTAAAAGAATAATAAAATGTCAATTCAAACAATTCCTGGGTTAACTGGTTTTACTTATGCTCGTGTTGCGTCTATGGACAAACGTGCAGTAGGAAAACTTACAGACTCAAATCACTTGGAGTCTTTTCACTCCACAGAGCCAGCTGACTATGATAAAAAAATCATCAGCTTATATACCCAAAGTTCATTGTATAGCAATGATTTCTTGGATATGATCAACAAGAGTACACCTTTCTACATCGATAATAATAGCGATGCTTGGAAATGGCAAATTGCTGTACCTTACAAATTCCCTAAGATTATCGACATTCCTCAAAGTTTAACAGACATTATTGAAGGAACTGGTAAGCCAGGTATTGATGGTCAAGAATTCCAATTAGTATTAGATACTAATGAGTTCTCTAAAAATGCTATCGTATCTGTAGGTTCTCGTCAGTATGGTCCAAGATTTTATGTAATCAAAGATCCAACTCCTTGGAATGCTGGATTCTTATATACATTCAATCTAGTTACAGATAATCCAGTTGTAGATTTCGTAAGTAGCCAATTTTTACAAGTTGGTACTGAACTAGAATTGGTTGATGCTGCTATTGGTGAATTTGACCAAGACTTACTAGGATTGCCAAGATTAGGTGAGCAAATCACTATGTTCGAATCATTAGGTTCTGCATATGGATATGAGCACAAAATCACAGAATGGGCTGATGACAAAATGATGAAAGATGCTTCAGGTAAAGCTCTTGACATTTTAGTATATGCTCCACAAAGACGTAACCAATTACCTTTAACTCGTAATGATGTTAAATGGGAACCATTCATTGAGTTCTGGATGCGTAAATCTATGTTAGAATTAAAAGTTAAACGTATGATTTGGGCTAAACCAGGTACAGTTAAAACTGGTGGTGGTAAACAAGAATTGAAACGTACATCTGCAGGTGTTTACCACAGAATGCGTAACAATGGTAACTTAGTACAATATAATAGAGGAGAATTCTCTGCTAACTTAATTCGTTCAGTATTTGGAGACTTGTTCTACAGAAGAGTGGATGTTAAAGACAGAAGAGTTAAAATGTACACTAACGAAGCTGGATTCGATGTATTCCAACAAGCTTTGAAAAATGATGCATTAAATTCTGGTCTTACATTTATGGCAGATTCTGGAAACAGATATATGCAAGGTGAAGGACAGCACATCACTTACAACTTTGCATTTGATGCAATGGTAACTCGTGAGACTGGTCGTGTTGAACTAATTCACTTAAAAGAATTAGATTTACCACAATCTAACTTAGAGTTTGGACAAAACAAAAAATCTACTCCAGTATTCATGGTGTTTGACGTTTCTCCAATGTCTGATGGTTCAATGGTAAACAACATTAGAGAGGTACGTATGAAAGGTGCTCCTTCTATGACTTGGGGTTATATTGATGGTACTCGTCACCACTTAGGTTTTGCTAAGTCTCAAGGTATGAGTTCAGCTAACAAATTCCCAGGATACGAAATCTGGATGAAAGACAGATGTGACGTATTCATTGAAGATCTTTCGAGAACTGTGTTGATTGAGGAAATCCCACAATTCTAATAAACATCAGCCTGTTCAGGCGACAACAGGAAAAGTATTCCCCTCACCTCCCAGAGGGGAACCTTTTCAAAAGAGTGATGAATATAAACTCCATGTTTATATTGCATTCCTTTCGATAGGACCACTCTTCAAATTATAAACCAATTTTTAATTAAACTACATTATGGGCAAGTTAGGCAAAATTTCTACAATCAAGAAAGACTATTCAAATAATACACAATTGCAGACATTGCAAAGTGAGCTTTCAAGAAACAATATGACAAGAATTCCTGGTACAGGAGTTTTTAAATATCCTTATAAGGAATTAGATGGTCAGTACAGAACAGGGTTAGATCCAAATGCTTCTTATATTAAGAGAATTTCAGATCCAACAGAAAGAGAAATGGAGATAGAAAGAGTTACAAAACTTCGTGAGAAATTAGAATCTGCATTAGGAGATATTGATTTATCATCAAGATCTAAATTTTGGAACTATGGATTATCTACTTCTACAGATGACGTTACACACGTACAACCTGTGAAGTTATTAGATGGAGATAACTACTTTGATCTTAGCGTTCCTTTTCAGGAATTAGCATTTTCATGGTTAAGAGTTCATCCAACTATTGCAAGTTCTTATCAAGCTTGGGAAAGAGGTGAATATGCTGCAGATATACAATTCTACATTGTTGATGAAGATATTGAAAGTGGAATAGTATTCAAGAAAAAACAATTGATTAACAAAGCAATTGTTAAATTTGATAGTATGACTCCTGAGAAGAAACGTAAAGTTGCAAGACTTTTAGGTTTACCAGTGACAGAAGATACTAAAGAAGAGATTGTATATAATCAAGTAGATAATATGTTAAAACAATCAGAGTTCAAATCTGGAACATTCCAAGGTTTAAATCCTGTTGAAGTATTTAATAGATTTGCTGATATGAAAGAAAACTTGTTACATATTAAAGATTTAGTTAAACAAGCAATTAATCACTCTGTATATAGAATCAAACCAACTGGTAAGATTTATGAAGGAGATTATGAAATAGCTTCAGACGAGGAAGCATTGGTTAAATTCCTTGCTGATGATGACAATCAAGAAGATTTAATTGTTCTTGAGCAAAAATTAAAAACAAAAAAAATAGCTGCTGTATAACATAGTATCTAAAAAACATAAAATATGATTCAAGTAGATAGTTTATTATATAAGATTGATCAAAGACTAAATAAGCTATCTACGAATGAACATCAACAAATTCAGCTTGAAGATAAGATTTTAGCTTTGAATGAGGCTCAGATTAAATTGATAAAGCAAAAGATTGATAACATTAGTACTGTTAGTCAAATGGGTCTTGATTCATTCAAGAAACGTTACGAAGATTTACAAAGTCTTATACTAGATTACAATCATCAACCATTGCCACTAGTATTGGAAGATGCTAATTTAAACCAATGGTCTGCTAATGTTCATAATCTTGAACCAAAATATATGTTCTATGTAGATTCATATATTTTAGCTGATAAAGGAAAATGTAAAGATAGAAAGATTTGGATTAATCGAGATCTTGCTAAACATGGTGATCTACAGTTTATATTAAACAATGATCATTACAAACCAAGTTTTGAATATCAAGAAACATTTAACTTTCTTGCATCTGATAAAATTTCTATATTCACTGATGGTACGTTTACACCTAAGAATATACAAATAATGTACATGAGATATCCTGTATATATAAACAAGACAGGATATATAATGTTCGATGGAAATCCATCATTTGATCAAGACTGTGAATTAGAAACATATCTAGAAGATGAATTGTTAGATTTAACAGTACAAAATCTAGCAATGTACACAGAAAACCAAAGTGCTGTACAAAATGCACAATATAGAATACAAACAAACGAGTAAATTTTTAACACTTAATAAATAAACAAAATGGCAGATTTTTCATTAACTACGTTATTCGTAGTTCCCAGTGGCGTTCCAATCGCTAGTGCTGGAGTAAACACACAAGATCTCGATGGAAGCATTGGGGAAGTAGGATTTTTTAATCCAAATTATGTAGCTGTAGATGATACAACTATTGCTAACTTTCCTTACTTCTATGTAGCTCAAGGTAGAATTAACACTTATTTACAAGGAACAAAACGTTCTGACAAGATTGCAGGATGTCCAGGTGGATCTTCTTGTAAATCAAATGTAATCGAAGCTTACAAAGTAGTAGGATGTCCAACTCCAGTAAATCAAATTACTGAAATTAGTGACTGGAATGTTCATTGTGGTGATGTTGTTACATTAACACTAAGAGGATTCTCTTCTTATCTTAACACATTGTATTTCAATGGTTTCACACGTTCAGTAACTGTACAAGCACCTTGTTGTGAGTGTGATGGTAACCCATGTGATACAGTTGATGTAGATGCATTAATTGATCAATTCATTGAGAAATTAGAACAACAAGCTCCTGGTAATAATCCTGATAACATCAGTTTAACTCAGTTCTACACATTTACAAATGTAGGTGGAACTAAATTAAAAATCGAAGGAAAACCAATAACTGTATATGGACAACCATGTGACGTTGCTGCGTTCCCATTCGAATTTGATAGACTTTGGTTTAGAACTTTTGTATACAGTGGTCCTGCAACTACAGCTGACTTTATCGTTGCTGATAATTGTAACATTGTTGCTGAAGCAAATATTACACAAGAGTCTAACTTTGCTAGAGGATTGTCCACAGAAATTGCTCAACTAGAGAAAAACTTCTATAGCTACCAAGCAGGATATTTAAAACATTTATACAGAATGGCTGGTTACAATGGTAACTTCGAAAGCTGGGTTACTCCTGGTGCTACTTATGATACTTACTATGTTAAATTTAATGAGTATTACAAAGGTGCATACAACTGGGGTGATTACATCACAGAAGATTCTACAGTGATCATTGCTGCTGTTACTGGTTCAACTGAGTCTACAGCTGTAAATGATATTTTAGCTGCTGCTCTTGGAGATGAGTTCTTCACTTCATCTGGAGCTTGTATCACTACAACATCTACTACTACTGTAGCTCCTACGACTACAACTACTACTACTGCACCAGCATAGTTAGTAAAATAATATTAACTATTAAAGGGAAGGAGATAAACTCCCTTCCCTTTTTTATTAAAAAAAAAAATAAAATGCCATCATTAAACTTAGATATTTTAGTAGTTCCTACGTACAACACTTTAACTCTTGGAGTTATTGATGCTTCTACATATCCAACTACTCCCCCTTCTGTAACATCTCCAACAATAGAAATAACTCCTCCTGGATTTAATGTTGCAGTTATTCCTTTTGATGTTAATAATTTTAATATCTTTACATCAGCAAATTTAGGAATTTCATCAGCAGGGACTAGTCAACCTCTTCCTGATGGTGTATATCACTTAAGATATTCCATTGCACCTGCATATGCAAACTTCGTAGAAAGATCTATAATGCGTACAGATCAAATTCAAGAAAGATTTGATGAAGCATTCATGACACTTGATATGATGGAATGCGATAGTGCAATTAGAACACAATCTAAAGTGGAGCTAAATTCCATATATTTCTTTATTCAAGGAGCAATTGCAGCAGCTAATAACTGTGCAATAGTAAATGCAAATAAACTATATAATCAAGCAGATAGAGCATTAACAGCCTTTATAAGAAATAATTGTGGATGCTCTGGTAACAATTATATAAACAACTTTAATTAAAAATCAAATGGCAAATTGTGGAAACTGTGGTGCTAATGTTGGATGTGGGTGTCAATTAAAAGATGGCTTATGTGCAGCTTGTCGTGCTGCTGCAAATAAAGCATTAAAATTCTTTAGACTATGTTAACACCTAGATTAACTAATTGTGCACAATGCGATGATATATGTTCATTAATTGACAGTATTGACTGCAAGGTTGCAGAGATGAGTGTTAGCTTATACAACAATGTTGTATTTATGCTAAACAAATCTTTTGACCATGAGTTACTTTCTGATTTATTGAACTATAAACGCATTTTACAATACAAGGTGTGTAATCCAAACTATGCAGGACATTTTACTGTTAATATGATTGCTAGTAAAGTTAGAAGGTTTACATCTGGATGTATAAAAGATTGTAGTTGTCGTATTTCTAGTGTAGAAACAACAACTACTACTACAACAATATAAATAAAATAAACACAATATAATATGTCTTGCTCAAATTGTTATAATGGATGTGCTGAAACTATCTCAGATCAGTGCGTAAAATATACAGGAATAGATGTTCCTGCTCTTGGTATTTCAACTGGTGATAATTTATTATCTGTTGAAAATGCTATTACAAACTTTCTTGTTCCAGCAATAAATGGTACAGGAATAAAACCTATTATAGATCCTAACATTATATGTAACATTGTAAAATCATATCTTCCTGCTTGCACTACGTGTACAGGATTTACATTGAATGAAATACTTACAGCTATTGTAAAGACAGTGTGTGATCTTCAAGATCAAATAGATGATATTGATGATACACTTACTGCATTAAATGCTAATTATACAATTGGATGTTTAACAGGTGTTACAGCTTCTTCAGATACACATGATATTGTACAAGCTACTATAAATAAGCTTTGTTCTTTAAATACAGCATTTAGTGCTTTAGTAGCACAATTAAATGCAACTAATGTAACATCATTGAATGTAAATACATATATTGCTAGTTATTTAGCTAGCTTACCTTCAACTAATTTAGCTAGTGCTAGAATGATTCCCTATGCTCCAATTGCTTATTTTGGACCATTGTCTGGATATCCAACTGCAGGTGATAGTCTCAGTTTAACAGGACAAGGTGCAGGATATTGGGCTAAAGTGTATTTGTGTAATGGAGTTAATGCAGGAGTGCCTGATTTAAGAGGAAGAGCATTAGTAGGGGTAACTACAGGGATGGGTGGAGGAACACTTAATCCTTTTGTAGATCCAGCATTTGGTAATCCTAACTATACAATAAATTTGCCATTAGGTACAAATCAAGTTACATTAACTGTTAACCAACTTCCAAATCATACACACGCAAACACTGCTACTGCTACTGTTATAGATCCAAAACATAGTCATTTTATATCAGCAGTGACTACGCAAACTAGTCATCCTGCAATAAGTTCAACAAACTATATGGCATCTATTAATAATATAGGCAATGATGGTAATTATTTTTTAGCAGGAGTTACTACACCACTTCCTACAGTTGGATTAACTTCAGAAAGTGAAACTGACATAACTGTGAATGTAGCAATGACAAATGCTGGTATTGGAAGTGGAGATGCTCATGCAAATAATCAACCTTCAATTGGTTGTTATTATATTATATATATACCTTAATTAATTATGTGGCCATTCTTACCAAAAAAATGCGATTGTCCAGACACTCCTACTAATACAGGAACAGCATGTGATCATACTGGTCTTACCACTAATGATTTAATATATAATGGTCCAAATGGAGTGTGTTCTAATGTTACTACAGGAATGACAGTAACAGAAGCATTTCAACAATTAGATTATTTTATTTGCAGTATAGAACTTACACAACACATATTAGATTTAATACAAAACAATCCAAACCTATTTCCTAATTTTAATACATTAGTTAATGGAGCAATTAATTGTGATACAATAGACGATTGTGGACCACGTCCAACAACAACTACAACATCAACAACTATATTTATTAATTGTACGTTTACTGGAAGTGCTAGTCAGCTTCCTTTATGTACATTTACAGGAAGTGCTAATCAACTTCCAAATCCTACAACAACAACAACTAGCAGTAGTTCAACAAGTACTAGCACAAGTACAAGTACAAGTACCAGCACGTCTACTAGCACGTCTACAAGTACTAGTACATCAACAACTACCAGTACTACTACAGCAACTCCTACAACTACCACTACAACAACAATTGCTTTACAAGAAGCACTTAGATCTTCAAGTTCTGATGTAGCAGATGGATGTGGATTATCATTAACAGAAGATTGTTGGATAAGTGGTACTGGAGATATTAGTAATGGAGATATTGTATATACAGATGCATTAGGGACTATTCCTTTTGTGGGCGATGGAAACTTCTATCATTTACAAATATTAGTATATCCAAATAGCTATAGTCTTCAAATAAATAGTTTTGGAGTGATAGATGCAACACTTGGAGGAATATGTCCATAACAATAATAAAAAATAAATAAAAACATGATAGCATTAATAACATTAGTTATACCAGTAGGAGGATCTGCTGGACCATTTAATCTCTATTCAAATACAGATGGTTATACAGTTGCATTTGCAACAAATATATCTGCAGCTGTATTGCAAGCTGGATATACATCTAAT